AATATTAACACATTTAAGTGGTAAAAGAAAAAAGACTCCTAGTGGCTGGACAACAGTTAATTGTCCAATGTGTATTGCAAATGGTCAATTAAGGCCAGACACAAGATCAAGAGGCGGCTTTAGATTTATTGAAGGAATGGTTTATCATTGTTTTAATTGTGGCTTTAGTACAAGTTATAAGCCAGGTAGATTATTTGGTAAAAAGTTAGTAGGTCTTTTGAGAGGAATTGGAATTCCAGACAACGAAGTTAGAAGACTTCAGTTGTTAGCAATACGAGAAAAAGAAAATTTTAAAGACGAAATAGAAAAACCAAAACCAAAAATTAGTTGGCGTGAAATACAATTACCAAAAGGTTCTAAACCGTTAGTTGAAATTATTAAAAATGATAATCCACCAGAAGATGCTGTTTGGGTATACAAACATATTATTGATAGAGGGTTAGATCATTCTAATGATTTTTATTGGTGTAATGACACGTATTTAGATTTAAATAGAAGATTTATTGTTCCATTTTATTACAATGGAAACACAGTTGGATATACATCAAGAATAATTGATAATAATCCAGATAAGCCAAAATATTTTACAAACTCACAACCAAACTATATGTATAATTTAGATGTGTTAAGTAAAAAAAGAAAATATTTAATTGTTGTAGAAGGTGTACTTGATGCATTAAGCATTGATGGTTTAGCAGTATTGCATAATAAACTTAATCAACAACAAATAGATATTATAAATGAATTTGAAGGTGAAATTATAGTTTGTCCTGATAGAGACAGAGCAGGTACAACACTAATTGATCAAGCAGTTGAAAATGGATGGGCAGTAAGTTTTCCACCATGGCATGAAAGTATAAAAGATTGTGCTGACGCTGTTAAAAGTTATGGCCAATTGTTTACTATAAAAAGCATCATTGAAAACAAAGTAAATAATAAAGTAAAAATTAACGTATTAAGAAAAATCGCATAGGAGAAAAAACAATGGCTAACATAGATATAAAGAAAAAAGAAGATAAAGCAAAAGGCCCAGGACCAGCATCACCACCACTTGCACCAGGCATGATGATGTGGGAAGCAGGTATTATGTATTTTGCTGATGGGTTCGATGCTAAAACAACAACCCCTGTTATTAACACAATTATTGAAAAAAATTTAATGCCAAACTCACAAAGACCAAATGAACTAACATTGGTAATTAATTCACCAGGTGGCCAAGTGCATTCTGCATTTGCATTAATTGACACAATGAAAGGGTCAGCTATTCCTGTAAAAACTGTAGGACTTGGTATGATTGCAAGTTGTGGATTATTAACATTTATGGCAGGTACAAAAGGTCGCAGAGTTCTTACACCGAATACATCAATACTATCACATCAATACAGTTGGGGATCGGGTGGTAAAGAACATGAACTATTTGCAAGAGTTAGAGAATTTGAATTGAGTACAGAAAGAATGCTTAACCATTATATAAAATGTACTGGGTTAAGTGAAAAGAAAGTTAGAGATATTTTATTACCACCTGAAGATAGATGGTTAAGTGCTAAAGAGGCAGTAAAATATGGTATTGCAGATAAAATTGTTAAAACTTACTAAAGGAGTAAGCATATAATGGAAGTACAACTAATTGATAAAATGGGAAGCGATCTAACAGTTGTAAATGCGGCTAGGGTCAGCTTTGGAAAAAATAAAGAAGTGTTTGAAGCGTCTGATGAAAAATTAATTTCATTTTTAGCTAAACATAATCACTGGTCACCATTTGCACATTGTAGTTTACAATTTAGAATTAAAGCACCTATATTTGTTGCTAGACAATTAGTCAAGCATCAAGTTGGATTAAGTTGGAATGAAATTAGTAGACGTTATGTTGATTATCAACCAGAATATTATACGCCTACTAGTTGGAGATTAAGAGCTGAAGATAAAAAACAAGGTAGCAGTAGCGAAACAATTGAGTATAATATAGCTAATACAATAAAAAATGCTAATACAACATATAATGATATGCTGTCTAAAGGAATTGCTCCTGAATTAGCAAGAATGATATTACCACAAAATATGATGACTGAATGGTATTGGAGTGGAACATTATATGCATTTGCAAGAGTGTGTGAATTAAGATGTGCTGAAGATACTCAAGAAGAAACAAGAACAATAGCAGACTCTATTGATGAATTATGTAATGAAGAATTTCCGTATAGTTGGAAATATTTAAGACTTGTAAAACAACAGGAAGGTGTATAGTATATAACAATGGAAAAAAATAAAAATAAAAATAAAGATTATAGTGCTGATTTACCAGAAGATGTAAAAGCAAAAGAAGATGCAAAGAAACAAATGTGGAAAAATTTTTATGCAAAGGGCGGAATAATTGAAAAGATTCCATATAAAGTAACACAAGAGCAAATGAAAAAAGGTCAATTGTAATATGGCAGTAACTGACTACAAAAATTACAACGAAGAATTACAACGACTTTTTCTTGAGTTTTGTGCAACAGATCCTGAGTTATTTGTAAGAGTAAAAAATATAGTTAAGCCAATATATTTTTCACATAAATTAGCAAAAGTAATTGAATTTATGTTGACGCATTCAGAAGATTATAATGCTCTTCCAACGGTAGAGCAAATAAAAGCAACCTGTGATGTTGAACTTAAAAAAGTTGAAATTAATGAACAACATAAAAATTGGTTTTTTGATGAGTTTGAAACTTTTTGTAGGCACAAAGCATTAGAAAATGCAATTATAACGTCAGCTGATTTATTAGAAAAAGGCGACTATGGACAAGTAGAAGATAAAATTAAACAAGCAGTAAGAATCGGACTAACAAAAGACTTAGGTACAGATTACTTTGTTGATCCGAAAGCAAGATTGCTATCACTTAAAGATAATAATGGTACAGTAAGTACAGGTTGGTCTGCATTAGATCAAAAACTATATGGTGGATTTAATAAAGGCGAACTAAACATATTTGCAGGACAATCAGGTGCAGGTAAAAGTTTATTTTTACAAAATGTTGCATTAAATTGGGCAAACGTTGGAATGAATGTAATTTACTTTACATTTGAATTAAGTGAAGAATTAAGTTCTATGAGAGTTGATAGTATGTCAACTGGTGTAGCAACAAATGAAATATTTAAGAAAATCGATGACATTGATTTAATGGTTAGAATGCAAGGACAAAAGTCTGGTAAGTTTCAATTAAAGTATATGAGTAGTGGTGCAACTGTAAATGACTTGCGTAGTTACTTAAAAGAATATGAAGTACAGACAGGAACTAAACCAGATTGTATTTGTGTTGACTATTTAGACTTGTTGATGCCAATATCAAAAAGAGTTTCGCCTAGTGATTTGTTTATTAAAGACAAATATGTATCTGAAGAACTACGTAATTTAGCAGTTGAACATCAAATAGTACTAGCAACAGCATCACAGTTAAACAGAGCAAGTGTAGAATCAACAGAGTTTGATCATTCGCATATTGCTGGTGGTTTAAGTAAAGTACAAACTGCAGATAATGTAATTGGAATTCAAACAAGTAGAGCTATGCGTGAACGTGGCAGATATATGATACAATTAATGAAAACAAGATCAAGTGGCGGAGTCGGAAATAAAATCAACTTGGCATTTAATATTGACACATTAAGAATTACAGACTTAACTGAAGAACAAATGGCAGAAGATGACAACATGACTACATCAAATATGGCAAGTTCTATAAAGAAAAGAACAAGCACTATTACACCAAAACCAGCTGAAAACCAAGGTGCACAAGTGGTTCAGCAAGTCGAACAAGTAGCAAATCTACGTAGTATGCTTAAAACTAGGAGAACAGCATTAGATGACGTTGACGAGCTATAATACACAGTTTTATAGGTTTCCTTTAATAATAAATAATACTATAAGATTTAGGAGACGTAATTGTGAATAAAAGAAATACAAGATCTATACTTGAAGAAATCAGTCAAGTTATACCTCAAACACACAAGGAGTCTCTGATTGAATCTAGAGCCGGGCACGTTATTTCTTCAGCAATAAACCTTATAGATATGCTTAACGAATCATATGATCAAGAAACTGCTGGCGAGTTAACTAGACGTTTAGTTAACAGCATTAAGAGTGGAGACCCTGCCAAGTTTGAACGTGGTATTAGAAGGGTTTTACAGAATAAAAATGAAAATTAATGATATTCAACTTGATGAAAATATTAACACTCATTTAACACACTTAGAAGATCTAAGTCTTTTCAGTGGTAAAAAGGGTGCAATCCAGGCTATTGGCTTTTTAAAAGGTCTATCAAAAATAGTAAAAGGACATACATCAAAAAAATTTAATATTACGACAAAATGGGATGGATCACCTGCAATTGTTTGTGGTACAGACCCTAAAGACGGTAAATTTTTTATTGGCACAAAAGGTGTGTTTAATAAAAATCCAAAATTAAATAAGTCTATGAAAGACATTTCTGTTAATCATGCAGATCCATTAGTTAGAGGTGAACCACAAGACAAAAGTGGGTTACGTGGCAAATTAAGAGTAGTATTTAAACATTTAGAAAAGCTAAACATTAAAGGTGTACTACAAGGAGATTTAATGTTTACTGATGGGGATTTACAACAAAAAACATACGAAGGCGAAACGTATACAACATTTCAGCCAAACGAAATTATATATGCAGTACCTACCAATTCAGAAATAGGACAAAGAATTAATAGAGCAAAAGTTGGCATTGTTTTTCATACATCATACGAAGGTGATAGTTTAGAAAATATGACAGCATCATTTAGAGTTAATTTATCAAACTTGACAACTACATCAGATGTTTGGTTTGATGATGCATACATAAAAGATTATTCAGGTATGGCAACGATGACAGCACAAGAATCATCAGCAGTAGATTCAGCAATCGCTAATATACAAAAAGATTTAAATAGTGTAGGAAATGCATTTGAATTTTTAGATGGGTCAGAAGCAGGTAAAGATATAAAAATAAATATCGCGGCAAATATGAATAATAATATAAAACAGAATTCTATACAGCAAGATCCAGAACAATTTTTTAATCAATTTGTAGCTGATTATACAAAGAGATCAGAAGAAAAAATTGCACAACTAAAAACAGGACGTGATGGATTAGCTGGACAACGCCGTTTAAATGCACTACAAATTGGCTTAAATTACTTAAATACTAATAAGAATAATATGTTAGCTTTTTACTCTATTTGGCTAAAATTAGGTGGTGTAAAAGACATATTATATAAAAAATTATCAAATATTAAAGCAATTGATAGTTTTGAGCAAAATGGAGATGAATTAAAAGTAAGAGATCCAGAAGGCTTTGTTGCAGTTGATCATATTGGAAATGCAATTAAAGTAGTGGATAGATTAGACTTTAGTAGGAAAAATTTTATGAAACAAGAAGGTATAGAATTAGATTTTGTTAGTGATTTACTTACAGAAGCAAGAATGTTTAAATCAAGACATAGTGTATCAAAATACTCAGCACGTGAAATGGCTGATTTGATATTTGCTCATGCAATTGCTTTACAAGTAATGAACAGAGAATTTAAATACACATCGGTTGCAAAAAGTTATGCAATGAGAACAGCAAGTTATAGAAACTTTGATTATTTTAGATCAAATGGTACAGATTTATACGTAATGTTACACGCCTTATTTGGCAAAGGATCAATTATAAAATTTGCAGATGAAAAAAATAGTAAAATTTTAATGGATAGATTAAAAGGTGACATAATACCATTTAGAGATTTCTTAAGTCATATTTCTTCATCAAATGCAAATACAAATTCTGAACAACGTATGTTAATGAGAATGCAAGGTGCATTATATATTTCAAACAGCAAATTACGTTCTATGAAGCGTCTAGCAGGTGATTGGGAAAATTTAAAAACAAGAGAAAAAAGAACATTAGTTTCTAGTTTATTAACATATTTTAGAACAAATGCTCCTACATCATCACTTACAAGTTATATTCAAAAATTAGCACGTGAACGTGATTTTGTTGATGGTGGAGATAAAGTTAAAACATCAAAAGCAATGGCAGTTGGTGCGGCATTGGCGGGTGCATATCTAGGCTATAAACTTGGGCGTGGTAACACACCAAGCTATGCAGATAAAAAATTTAATTTTTCAAATAAAGGTAAAAAATAATGGGAGTTCGAATTAATGGTGCCGCTAGAGGTGGAGAGTTTATTAGTAATAATTTACAGTTTTATACATTATATACTAAAACAGATATAACTATGACTGGTAATTATACTGACGCTACACAAAAAGATTTTGATGCAATGGTACAATTAATTGCAGGTTTTTCTCAGGTAATTATTTCTAATGATCCTGTAGGTGTTAGTGATTTAGATGCAAATGGAGCCCCGTCATTAACAGGAGCAGGTTATATTTTTAAATTTGCTGTTGAACATCCTGACGTATTTTCAAGAAATGGTAATTCAGTACAAGGGTTAATTGATCAATTTGATGGAATAGTTTTAAATGCAGGAATAGTAGCAACAACAGGTTCAAAAAATTTAGAATTTACACAGTCGGAGACACTATAATATGGAACAAAATAAACCAAGAGTAATTAGCGATGCACAAACACATTTAGAATCTAGTAATTTAGAAACTCATGTTGTTGTATCACACGAAAGACATACTGAAATTCAAAAACGTTTTGATAAAGTAGACGTACGTATGGACAAAATGGAAGAAAGAACTGATGCACAATTTACTAAAATTGAACGTATTATTATTTGGTCGATGGGTACACTATTTCTTACATTGCTAACAACGTTGTTTACAATAGTGTATAGGAGCAACTAAGATGCAAATAGCAGAAGTATACAGTCAAGATATAGATGAAGCACGTTTGATATTTGGACGTAAAGGTACAAAAGTAGTTAAAAAATATAGATGTACTTTTGGTAGAAAAAAAGGACGTATTGTTTCTAATCCTAGTGTATGCGGTGCTCCATTAGATATTAAAAAAAGATTTACACTTAAAAAAACAAGAGCAAGAATGGGACAAAGAATTATCCGTAAAGCATTAAGAACAAAAAGATTTAACCCTGCGTCTAGACGTGTTGCAAAAATGAATAAGGCACTTAGACGTTAAATACATACGTCATGACAGTTTACGATACCTACAATAGATTAGAAATAGAAATTACTTCAAAATGTAATGCCAGATGTCCTGGGTGTTCTCGAACATACAAAGGTGAACTACATCCTGGATTAACAATAGCAGACTTATCTGCTGATGCCTTTATTGCACGTATTCCTAACCAAGCATTTAAAAACAAAAGAGTTGAATTTTGTGGAGTGTTTGGTGACCCGGCTATGTATAATGAGTTACATAAAATTGTCGAATATATAAAAGAGTCAGGAGCAGACTCAATTCACATAGATACAAATGGAGGTATGCAAAAACCAGAATATTGGGAAAGACTTGCAAAATTAGGAGTTACAGTTCATTGGAGTGTAGATGGATATAGAGAATCAAATCATCTATATAGAGTCAATACAAACTTTGATAAAATTTTAGAAAACATGAAAGCATTTTGCAATGCTGGTGGAAAAGGAAGTTGGGAGTATTTGGTTTTTGATCATAATGAAAAAGATTTACCTTTAGCCAGAGCCGAATCTAATAAATTAGGCTTAGATTTTATGGAAAGAAGAAACAATAGAAATATAGATTATTGGACATCATATATTAAAGAAAAGCAAGATGGAAAAGTAATTACTAAAAAATTTAATGTAGTACAAGGTACCAGGTCATCCATACAAGAAGAACAAACTACTAACAAACAAAAAAAAGATAATGATTTTCATATTAAGTGTTTGTATTTGAATGAAAAAAAATTATTTATGGGATTTGATGGAAGAATTTGGCCTTGTTGTTGGTTTCATGACCTTTATAACGGTGACGGTAATCCAAATGTATTGGATGGAAAAGTAAATATAGAAACGCATCACAAACTTCAAAAATTAGATAAGATATATGGAGTAGGGTGGAATAGTATATTTTATAATACGTGGGAAGATATATTAGGACATGAATATTATACAAAAGTATTACCAAATACATTTGATCATGAAAATCCAAATTATAATAAAGAAAATGCTATTCCTAAATGCTTTACAAAATGTAAAAATAGTGGAAAAACAAGAAATGTTGAATATCATTGGCAC